TTGTTGACCCATAAGCTGTTTTGATCGATCTAAATTGATTTTTTCCTGATCTTGCTCACGTTTCATGCTTTCATTTAACGCTCTTAGGTCTAATTCTCTTGCTTTTAGTTGCGCGATAGGGTCATTTCCAAACGCACCCATGATTTCTTGCTCTTCTTGTCTAAATTCTCTCATCATTTCAGCAATTAATTTAGATTTTCTAGATTCCATTTGTGTTGTCAGCGTTAAAATCTGTTGTTGTACTTGTGGATCTTGTTGAACTTGTGGATTTATCTGTATCGCTTGTTGTAATTGTGCAATTTGTTGTAACTCAGTTGCAAATTCTAACTCTAATTGCTCTTGTGCCATCAAAGAAATGTGTTCAAAAATATTTTTTTCTAATGCTGCAGTTATAACTGGATTATTTTTTGCCATATTCATAGCCATAAAATTTAAGTGAGCTGTAATGTGGGCTCTGTGATCCTGGCCTTTAAATGCTTGAAAAGGTTTTCCTGTCATTGCCATGATATTTTCTGATGCAGGGTCCATCGGCATAGGTTGTTGTGGTGGTGGTAAAATTGAATCTATATTTTTTACACCGATTGCTTCATACATATCTCTGTACGCCTCGTACAAATTATGCATTTGTGGATTAGACATCGCTAATTGTAATTCTGTTTGTGCTAAACTTATTCTTTGTGATTGTGAAAATATATTTGGATCAGCTACAGGAATAATATCTATCTTGTCATCAAAATCTGTGACTTTAATGTTTCGTTGTGCACCAACAACATCGTAAGGATATTCAGCGGGCAAATAAGTTTTGAATACGTTTGCAAGTAATTCAAACTCTTGTTTCATCGCCACATACATTCTTTTGTGTATGGCTGACATGACCCGGGAGCCTCGCTCTAACAGGGCTATGGTCGTTCCAACAGCTGCCTGTTGGTTGCCGTCACCGACCTGCATGTCAGCTATGGCGGCAAATCGCTGTCCTGCCTGGACCACAATCCCCATCAACTGCAATAAAGTCTGTGATGGTTCTTTAAATGGTAAGGGCATAAATGCGTCTCTGATGTTTCCACCAGGTGCATCTACATCTCTAAACTCTCCAGGTTGGATAGAATTTGCTTCGTCTCTTACACGAATACCTCGTTGTTTGAAACCTGCAGGCATATTTGAAAATGTACCTGCATCAATTAATTGTCTTAATGCATTAGTTGCAGTTCTAGATAAACCACCGATCATGTGAATTAAACCAAAGCCATAAAAACCTAGACCAGGTAAAAATTTAAAATGAACAAAATATTCTATTTTCTTTTTTAACGGATCCATAGGTTGATAGTTTCTTCTAATAGATAATACTTCTCTACTACCTGCATCTAACGTAAGAATGTATGGAAGTTTTATTCCAGTCATATCTCCAGCGTTGTCTTTGTCTTCAAACCCCTCTAAATCTAAATCAATATGGAATTCTAAAATTGTAAAAATATTATCGTCTTTTGTTTTTGTAACACCTTCTAACTCTCTTTCTTTTTTCTCTACGTCTGTCTCTTGGTTGTACCCAGGATTTATTTCTATGTCTCTATAAAAACCTGATACTTGTTTTTTTCTTAAATCATTTTCTGACATCTTTAATTTGTGAACAACAGCTTCAGCATCTTCGATAGATGTGGCTGTGTACGGAACAATTAAATCATCCGCTGGTACAAATTTAGATACAGCTCTGCCTAAGAGCTCGTCGTAATAGACTTTCTTAAAGGCAGAGCCACTAAGAGGGAGATAAAAAAGCATCTGATCGAACTCGGGTTCATACTCTTTCATCACATTCATGAGTTGATAGTTCATGAAATTTTTTACTCTAACAGATTGATCTTCTTTCTGTCTACTCGGTGCACCCATGGTTTGCGTATGCACTGGTCCATTTGCTGGAAGTAATTCTTTGTAAGCTTGTGCTTGAAACTGTGTAACAGCTTCTCCTAAAACCGGGTGTGTTACACCACTTGCGTTTTGAAATGGTTGTGTTCTATTTTCATATTTAAAACCAAGAAGATCTAATCCTTTAGTGTAGCTTTGCTCCCACTCTCTTCTTGATGTTTTATAGTTTTCGTAATTCTCATACATCTCAGATCCAAGTCTACCTAAAATCTCATCAGGTAAAAGATCTGCTAAATTATCAAAATGGCCTTCGCCACCAGGCTGATTAACAGCTTCAGGATCAAAATTAATTTCAACAGAGCCATCTTCTTGTTCCTCGATTTTTACATCTTCTGGACCAACTTGTTCTTGTACGTTCTGTTCTACCGCTACCTGAAGTTCTTCTTCACTAGGCGTTTTTATTGTTTGCTCTACGTTTGGGAGAGCTTTGTCTATTTCTGCCATTTATTTTCTCCGAGTTCTGAACCACTATAGTAGGTTTGTATGGAACATTCAACCCTTGTGGGTTGGGCCCCCTAAGTGGTGGTATCGTTCTGGTTAATCTTTTAATCATCTTCTCTTATCGCCACCTAATATTTTACTAAAAGTTATGAAGGCTCCTGGATTATCTATAAGCCCCTCTTTTGTTATGCCTACACCATAGTTAAGATTACCTCCAAACAAAGGAACTGAACCACCAAAAGTTAATTCAGGATTAATATCTATTTCATCAGGATTTATAAAATCACTAAATCTTTGTCTAAGATTTAATAAACCATATTTAGTGGGTAAACCAAAGTCTACAAATTTTGGAATATTAAGTCCGGCTATATTATCTGTTCCAAGATTAACTGTAAAAGGAATCGTACCTTTTTTCTTTGGCGGTTCAATATTTGGTGGTTGTTCGTCAGGTTTATCATCATCTCCACCCCTAAAACCACCTCCTAAATCTGTTCCTGGAGAAATGTCTCCCCCAGATCCTGAAAATTGTGCGCCAGCTCCTTGACCCGAATCAAATCCACCGAAGTCATCTTCAGATGCATCCATGCCACCACCTTGGAAACCTACTCGACCACCATTTCTAAGTCCCATGATTCCTTCTGATTCAGTTTCTACATTTAAATTTCTATCTTTAAAATCAGCATATTTTTTAGCTAGCTCTGGTCCAACAAAATATGCAACACCAAGCTCCTCTCCCTCTAGCCCTTGATCTTTTGCTTTTGCAACATCAGATACTCCAAGTGCAACACCCATCGCTCCTACAAATGGGACGAATGGTGCAACAGCTCTAAGTGTACCTTTTGCAAGACCTTTTAGTATTGTACCTTTTGGAATATCAAAATCTTTTATTGCTTTATCTACAGGTGCGTTAACAGGAACTTTTTTAAGATTGCTTCTGACCTCAGTGTTTGATGGATAAGTTAATGGATTTAAATTATCATAATTTTGAAATGCTGTTTTAAATCTTTCCATTGTCAAAGCTTTTTCTGGTCTAGGTATTTTATCTCCTGTTGTAACCCCGGGTATGTTTATCGTAGGATTTATATCTGTTAATAATGTGTCAGGTATTTTTAAATTTTTTAATGTATCATAAATATGTGGAAATTTTCCTGTTGCACTTTCATAAAAAACTTTATTGCCCCCACCTATTCTACCAACATCACCGATATCAACCTTAACTCCAATGCTTTTTAAATACTCATCGATGTTTTTTAATTTATCAGTTTGACCCTCTAGTCTCCCTCCTTTTTTAAAATATCTATCAACCTGTCCCTCTATGAATCCTTCGTTAAATTGAGAAGGTGTAATATTTAAATTAATAGTTTGTTTTGT